TTGAGTTTTGCAAAACCACATTGAGCGATGACTGGGCAGATATTCATAAACTTCCAGTGGCAAGCATCGACGTGATGATCCATTACATAATTCAGTAAGGAGTTCAATATGTCAGTTGGCGGATACGGTCTCACAGTAAAAATAAAGATTTCATCAACGATGACAGCCATCGCTGAAGTGATCGACGGCGAAATCCCCGAATTCGAGAAGTTCATCGCGGAGATGTCTGCTCATGGTGACACGGGCGGCTACGCCAAATTTGTCGCCACGGGGAAACGCAAAATGAACGAGTTCAAGCTCACCCTGGGGTGGGATTCGGACGATGCAACGCACGCCGCGATTTTGTCCGCGTTCGATAGCAATGCCACTGTCAATATGGCGATCATCTCGCCCGATGGCACAGACGAGGTCATTGCTTTCGTTGCGCATGTTTCCAAAGTCGGGCGCATTTCTCCGCAGGAAGACGGCTATAAATGCGACGTGACCGTTCAGCCGAGCGCAGCTCCTACAAGAGTCACGAAGTACACCTTCGTGGGTCGAAGTGGCGCGGGAGCTTGCACGCTGACAGGCGCGCAAGTTGGCGATATCGTGATCCAGGGCTATTACACAAGTGGGACTGCCTACTCAGGCACGTTTGCCACTGATTTTCAAACAACCATCACTGTCATCAATCAGATCCAACAGAGTGCCGTTGGAAATCTGTCAGGCACCACATTCACAGTCAAACTCGTGCCAGCAGGCACGATATAAAAAAGGAGTAAACAATGCCAGCAACCTTACAAGGCGGGTACGGCCTGATCGTCAAGATCAGTATTACAGCAGTTCTTACAGCCATCGCGGAATTGCTCGATGGTGAGATTCCTGAATTCGAGAAGTATATTGCCGAGATGACATCGCACAGCGCCACAGGCGGCTATGCTGTTTTCGTGGCAACAGGCAAGCGCAAGATGAACGAATTCAAGATCACCTTGGGCTGGGATTCGGACGATGCAACCCATGCCGCGATTTTGGCGGCGTTCGATAGCAACGCCTCAGTCAATATGAGCGTGACATCTGTCGGGACTGATGAAGTGATCGCGTTCGCCGCGCATGTCACCAAGGTTGGTCGTATCTCTCCGCAGGAAGACGGCTACAAATGCGACGTGACCATCCAACCGACTGGCGCGCCGACGATCACCTAAGAGGTCAAAATGACAAACGCTATATTTAGCTTGGGACGTGAAGGTTTTTTGGACGGTTCCATTGATTGGGATACGGGCGACCAGCGTGTGATGCTTGTGAAAAGCACGTATGTGTTTGATGACACCGATAAGTTTTTGAGTGACCTGGGTGCGGTGGATAATGGGCGCTCGGCTGCGCTGGGAACGAAGACCGTGACGCTGGGTGTGGCGGATGCAGCGGACACCACGATCACAGCGACTTCAGCCGTGGCGTGCAACGCGCTGGTTGTATTCCAACATACCGGCGCAGATGCCACGGCGCGCTTGATCGCGTACATTGACACGGCCACGGGCCTGCCAGTGACACCTGCCGCGAGCGGTGTGGTGAATGTGGCGTGGGATAACGGCGCGAATAAGATCTTCAAGCTGTAAAAAATGGCGATCTCTTTAGTTGCTACAGCCAGTGCCAATGGCGCCACAGGTAATGTATCCATCACTCATGGATTTACGATTAAATCGGGCGATGTCATTATTGCATTAATCAACGGCAATGGCGCGGGGCAGACAACTACAGATAATAATGGCTCAACCCAATTCACTGCGGCTGATTCGGCGGCCAACCCAGACAGCGCAACGGCATATATATTTCAGCGCATTTGCACAGGCAGTGAACCTGCCAGTTATGCTTTCACGCAAGGCAGTTCGGGGCGCTGGAGTATTATCCTGCGACAATATCAAGGAGTGGATGCGGCTGTTTGGGATGTGGCTCCAGCGGCAGGCAATAGGGCAACAGGTTTAGCTGCCGCTACCGCCACTGCGCCCAGTATTACCATCTCGACAATAGGCTCTGTTGGATTGGTGTTATTGGGCGACGACTGGGCCCCGACGACAACAACATATACCAGCAATAATAACGGATATAGCAACGCTAAAAGCCAAAGTGGACAACAATATGCGGTAACACTTGATAAATTTAGCCTACCCGTTGGAGCAACAGGTGAAACGATTGTTACAAGCTCAGGTTGGGTATCGTATGTGATTTGGCAGTGTGCGCTTAAGCCAGCGCTCGAGAAAAAAATAATCAATATCAATCAGGCCGTGTCACGAGCGGCTACGTATTAGTTAGGCGTTTACTTGGAGAATAAAATGAAAGTATTACCAAGCGTACTTCTTGCAATAGCGGGCGCAGTGGGTGTAACTTTACCCGAACCATACGAACGCGCAATTGAATATTCCTTCTGCGGTGAATGTCCCATGCTATCCATAAAAGAGCGCGAGCAAAAACGCGGCGAAAAACATTTCTGCAATAAATATAACAAGCAAGTTTTCCACATGGGAATGCACCCAAAGATTGTGCGCGTCCCTGAGTGTGACGAACCAGAATGAAAACACGCCTAACACAGCTTGCACCCGACTCTTTGAAGGCGGCGGTTTTGAGCCTGCCCGAATCCGTGAAATTTGAAAATGCCTTGCCTGCCGTGAGCGGGTAAAGCAAACCGTTGGACATTTGGTGTGAATGTATTGTATTTATTGCGGCAGGTTAGGTGATTTTGACGAACATATTTTTTGTGAAGAGTGCAGAATCAAAGTCGCAAAGAACAACGAAAGAGTTTATTTGATTTGTCTTTTGTTGGAAGTTTATCCATATATTTCAGACATTCGGTTGCGTGAAAAGATTGAATCTGTTGTTTCGCCGCGACAATGCCGTATAGAACGCGAACCCGCCTCCATTCAAACAGGTTACGCAAACGTTAATAGTAGGAGAGAATTATGACAATCTTTGTGCTTAGTAACGGCCCAATGCAGACGGCTGCCGCTTTTGCAGCGGTGACAACTGGCACGGCCATCAAAACATTATTGCAGGTCAAACCCTCAGCCACGCATATTGCAAGGATTATTGAATGGGGTATCTCTTTCGATGGATTGGCGGCGGCAACGCCTGGTAAGGTGGAGTTGATCGAAACGGACGTGGCGGCGACTGTGACCGCATTTGCGACAGCAGATATTACGAAGCTGGACGCAGATGCCCTGGCAGGCGGAGATCCTGTTACCAATTTGATACAGGTTGGCACAACATCTTCTGGTTATACAGCTACGGCGGAAGGCACGATCACAGCTGTACGCAATTTGGATGGTCCGCAATTCATTGCGCCGACCACGCAGTTCATCAAGCAGTTCCCGCTGGGGCAGGAGCCTGTGATCCAGATCAATAAATTTGGGCGCATCCGTGTGACATTCGCGGCGGCGGTCAATGCGTATTGCTACATGAAAATTCAGATCTAACCTATGGCACGTCTTGGCCGTTCGTACCCTGCTGTTCCGATCATCAAAAAGTTAGGACTTGTTTATCAGGTCTTGACGATTTCGGCTGTAGGGATTGCGAGCGCTCAGGCAATGGGTACGCCTGCGGTCAGTGAGAATGTTTCTGCGGTTGGCATTGCGAGCGCTGAGGCAGTTGGTTCGCAGTCTGTCAGCTTGAATGTTTCAGCTTCGGGAATCGCGACTGCTCAGGCGGTGGGGACGCCTGCGGTCAGTGAGAATATATCTGCGGTTGGCATTGCGAGTGGTGAGGTAGTTGGTTCGCAGTCTATCAGCTTGAATGTTTCAGCTTCTGGAATTGCGACTGCTCAGGCGGTGGGGACGCCTGCGGTCAGTGAGAATGTTTCAGTTGTAGGGATTGCAAGCGGTGAGGCAGTTGGTTCGCAATCTGTCAGCTTGAACGTCTCTGCTTCGGGCATTGTTACAGCTCAGGCAATGGGGATGCCTGCGGTCAGTGAGAATGTTTCGGCTGTAGGGATTGCAAGTGCTGAGGCAGTTGGTTCGCAATCTGCGAGCTTGAATGTTTCTACTTCAGGCATTGCGACTGCTCAGGCGCTGGGGACGCTTGCGGTCAGTGAGAATGTTTCAGCTGCAGGAATTGCGAGTGCTGAGGCAGTTGGTTCGCAATCTATCAGCTTGAATGTTTCTGCTTCAGGCATTGCTACAGCTCAGGCAATGGGGATGCCTGCGGTCAGTGAGAATGTTTCGGCTGTAGGGATTGCGAGCGGTGAACAGATCGGGACGCCTGTTCTGAGTGTTGGCGGATCTGTCTATGCTGAAGGCATCCCGAGCGCGGAGGCATTGGGCGCGTTGTCTGCGAGCCTGAATGTTTCTACTTCGGGGATTGTCAGCGCAGAAGGATTGGGCGCGGCCGCTCTCAGCTTGAGCATTTCCGCTTTGGGCATTGTCAGTTCTGAGGTAGTTGGATCGCCTGCCCTCAGCTCCGAATCCACTATTTCTACGCAGAGCATCGTCAGCGCGGAAGTGTTTGGGGCAGCGATCCTCCAGCAGACCATTTCGACTGTTGGCATTGCGGGCGATGCATTCGTTGGCGAGCCGACGTTTGCCCTCTCCCTGGCACCCGATGCCATCCCCGGCGACGAGGCATTTGGAGTTGCGTTCGTCGGAACACATGACTATTCGGTCTACCCCGCTGGGATCTTCAGTGCGGAGATGTTTGGCATGACGGTGGTGGATACGTTCCATCGCGTGTGGCTGGTTTCGCCTGTGCGATCTTCGCTGTCTGTTTCCACGGAAACGCCTGGCGCGATCGCGGTACGGGTGTATGCGGCGGATGCGCCGACGGTCCGCAGCGAGAGTTTGATCTCGGAGTCGGTCTCTTCGTCGGTGGTCGATCATATAACTCTTTCAGTTGAGGCAGTGCCATGACATTGGATACGATTCAAATCGGCGCGATCGGCGTCAAGATCATCGTCACGGTCGAAGAGGGCGGCGTGGCCAAGAATATCGCTACGGCAATAGGGTTGAAGCTGCGCCTACGGTCCGCAGTTGCTTCCACCTATAAAGAATTTACGGCGGTCTTTGAGACCGATGGATCGGATGGCCAAGTGACGTATACGACATTGGCCGCGACCGACATCGATGCGGAAAGTGTGTGGAGCGCACAGGTCTATTATGAGCTAGGCGCGTTCAAAGGGTTTACAGAGCCTGTGCAGGCTTT